ATAACCTTGTGTAGGAAGGAGTTTAGCAGTACTGCACTGTAATTGCAGATAATTCTAATCTAAGTGAAGGAGGTAAATCGTATGGTGTTACACGATGAACTTTTGCGCTTGGGTTTAAGTGCAACTAGCATCGAAACACTTGATATGGAAAGGTTTAAGCAAATACATCGACCTGTTGGGAAGATTCAATTGCATGGACTGACAGATCAGGTGAATCGAGCACTTGAGCTCACTCATCGAGCTGAGAGGGTTACGGAAGGTAAGTATCGAAGTGTTTATGCTCCGGAGATGCTAACGCAACCTTTAGTGAACTTCTGTAAAGGAACTAAGTTCCAGCCCAGGAACCGGAAAGCCTTGGACTTGGCCATCAAGAGGGTTAAAAAGAAGTTTGCAAAAGATGTTACGGTACCGTGGTCATTGGAGAAAAGCTATCACAAGCTACTCGAAGAGAAAGCCGACCATTTCGCAGGATTACCAACGTTGGGTAAGAAGGGCGATGATGTTAACGCTCTGAAACGCGCGGAAGAATGTTGGGTAGGAAAATGCCCACCACCGGCCATTATTGGTCATAGGGGAAAGAATACCGAGGTAGTGCGAGCTGTTTGGATGTTTCCGTTCGAATGGCACATTGTAGAGGGAGCGTTTTATTTTCCCATCTATGATGTTGTAAGGAAGGTTCAGGATATATACCCTGTGGGAGTTATTTCTGAACGTAGGTACAAGATGAGGAAGTATTGTGAACAGTCAAATTACAATACGAAATTCTCAATTGATTACTCTGGCTTTGATGCTAGTCTAAACACCCAAATGATTGGTATCGCATTCTCTATACTCACTGAGATGTTTCATCTCACAGACGAGCAGAATAAGGTTTGGAAGCGAGTACAGACGTACTTTGCAACTTGCCCTTTCCTGGCACCAGACGGACTGGTGTATAAAGGCAGGAGGGGTGGGGTCCCATCTGGATCGATGTTTACTCAGATGATTGATAGTGTATGTAACGCCCTAGCAATAGAATACGCTATGCTTTGTGAGGAAGTGAAGGCATACAGATACTTAGTCTATGGGGACGACTCTTGGACAATACTTAGTATTGGAGAAGAACCTCAGAAGTTCCTACAGAAGATTGAGACCCACGTAAGGTCGTTGGGGTTGAAGATGAACGTCCCGAAGACGGCTTACGCAGAGCCGGATCAGCCTATCGTTTTCTGCGGTCATTATGACATAAAGCGCGGTCGTCCGCTGCAGGATGCCATCGATAAGATGTGCTATCCAGAAAGACCATCTCAAACCTTTACTACTCGTGAAGGTCTGTGCGAGAGGATAATGGCTTACATGGCTGACGCTGATTTATTGGCGCTCAATGCTGTGTATTTGGCATGCTATTACAACAAACCCGTAGACGTTTTCATTTATGGAAGCGCAACTAACTTGACAGAAGTGATTGGTCAGGAGGCGAAGTCCAGTCACCGAAGGCATTTGCCTGGAATTCTTCAAGTTGTCGATGCAGTTCCTAGAGAAGCCA